CGCCCTCATCGGAATCTCCGCTGACACCCTGCGCCGCTGGGAAAAAGCCGGACGCATCCAGTCGTTCCGCACCCCCACCGGACACCGGCGCTTCAAGCGGTCAGAGGTGGAACAACTCCTCAAGGCGTCGGCGTGATCCGCGCTGTTGCCGCCGCCGCTGACCGGCTCATCAACCTTTTGGCACCACCAAGCCGCATCACACCCAGCCCTGGCTGGTTGGCGTTCGCTGAAGCCAGCCGCGAGGTGTGGGAAACCGGCGAACTCAAAGCCACCTTCCCCGAAGGGTGGGAAGACCAACTCCACGACGCCGTCTTCGACATAGAAGACGACACCCCTGATCCCGCACCGCGGCCCGCCAATGCCAGCCGTGGTGGTGCGGAACCCGCCGGCACCGGCCCTCTCTCCCCGGTGCCGGCGGGCGCACCCCATCCCAGCCTCATCATCTCCCGCATCATGCGCGACCTCGGTGTCGCCGTTCCCGCCGTGGCCGCTGAAGCCGCCGCCTTAGAACTCACCCACTTCTACAACCTCACACCCAAGAAATAGGAGAAGAACCATGCCCGAATACACCCAGGTCACCGCCCATGTGCCCGACAACGCCGGATGGATGGGTGTCGTCACCCGCCAACCGGTCACCGAACTGAAGGTCATCAACATGGTGGCCGACTCCGGTTTCATCGTCGCCCACATCGGCGCCTACCAAGTCGCGCTCACCCCCGAAACCTGGGATGCGTTGTTCAACGCGGTGTTCAAGTCCACCCCGACGCCCCGCCTCACCCTCGCGGAAAAGCTGGATGCCGCTGCAGCCGTCGATGACAACGGTGAAGCGTTCGGCGCCGCCCTCAACGGCTTCATCGGCGCGTTGGGTCGTGCGAAGTGAGAACCGCAATCGTGAAGGCGTTCAGCCTGGGCATGATCACCGGCAGCTTCCTCACCGCCGGCACCGTGCTACTCACCGCACCCGCCAAAGCCGACACCACCGACCCGGCGGCATACGCCGACAAGTACGGCACCGCGCTGTGCGCCACCATCGACCAAACAATCGGCCAGTACTCCAACGACGACATCTTCATGGGCATCGGCCAAGCCGTCATGGAAGACGGTTTCTCCGCGTACCAGGCCGGCCAGATTCTGTACTGGGCGATTGAGCAAGACTGCCCGCAGCACCTCGACCGTGTGTTGTCGTTCGCCGCGGATGTGTCGGTGGCCGCATGACCCTCCTCGCAGCAGCACTCAACCCGAAGTTCGCCGCCATCCCGGTGTTCACACCGCACCCGGCGTTCACCCCCGAACCGACCCCGATCTACGACTCCATCTACAAACACCGGCACCCGTCGCCGCACCTCGAACTGCGGTTCATCGAACAACTCACCAAAAAGTACAGCCAAGCCCTCCACAAAGTGTGGGAGGACGCATGATCGGCGTCCGCGCAATCCTCTGGCTCATCGGCTTCCTGGGCACCCTCTGGGCTGTCATCGGGATCTTCCACCACCTCCCCGACGTAGGGCTAGGCATCGCCGTCACCGCCGCATCCGTACTCGGCTGGGGCTTGTGCGACTGGCTCGAAGGCCGCGAGGTCGCACGGTGATTGACGTAGTGCCAATCAAACTGCCACTAGCGAATGAAGCTGTCTCGCAATGGCATCGTCATCATGCACCGATACCACCAGGATTCCCTTGGTACTGCGTCGGCGCAATCTGCGAAAACCAACTTGTCGGAGTAGCAATATCCGGTCGGCCTACAAACCGAAACAACGACGACGGTATGACGGTCGAAGTTCTGCGAGTCGCGACCAACGGAACGCCGCACGCCTGTTCAGCCCTGCTTGGAGCAGCCGCTCGGGCGGCGAAAGCAATCGGAGCCGCCCGAATAATCACATACACCTTGGAAGAAGAATCCGGCTCGTCACTGCGAGGCGCCGGGTGGGTCATGGAGAAAACCGGAATCCGCTCCTACTGGAGTGACACAAAGACCCGAACTCCAGCCATAACCAGAGATCACTTCGACAGTAAAAAGGTTCGCTGGGCTAAGCACTTCAAGCCGCGCCCGAAATGGGGCACTCCTCTGTTCGACTCAATCGCACCAGAACAGGGGGAATTGTTCGCATGATCGGCGCCCGCGCAATCCTCTGGCTCATCGGCTTCATGGGCACCCTCTGGGCTGTCATCGGAATCTTCCACCACCTCCCCGACGTAGGCATCGGCCTCGCCGTTACCGCCGCATCCGTACTCGGCTGGGGCTTGTGCGACTGGCTTGAACGATGACCGACCTCACCGTCGTCTCACTCTTCGACGGCATCGGAGGATTCCTCCTCGCCTTCCAGCGGGCAGGCGCACAACTCGTCGCGTCAGTCGAAATCGACAAAGCCGCAGCCGCCGTCTCCCGCCGACACTTCCCCGAAGTCCACCAATTCGAAGACGTAACAGAGGTAACCGGTGATGACCTCACAGCAGTTGGATTTGTTCCCGAACGCGGAATCATCACAGCAGGGTGGCCCTGCCAAGACCTCTCCATCGCTGGCCGTCGTGCGGGCTTGGACGGTGAGCGTTCAGGGTTGTGGTGGCACGTCGCACGACTTCTTGACGAAACACGCGCCCGCTGGTTCGTCGGCGAGAACGTCCCTGGACTCCTGTCGTCTAACAGCGGACAGGACATGGGTGCCGTCATCGGGTCGTTGGGGGAACTCGGGTATGGGGTCTCCTACCGAATTCTGGACGCTCAGTTCTTCGGAGTTCCCCAGCGCCGCCGCCGCGTCTTCTTTGTCGGGCATCTTGGAGAACCCTGGGCCGCATCTGCGGAAGTACTTTTTGAGTGCGAAAGCGGCGTCGGGGATTTTGCGTCGGGCTGCGAAGCGGGGACGCAAACTACCGGTTCCGCTGCTGTCGGCGCTGGAGTCGCTAGCCGAAGCGGGGGGGGGGCTAGTACCCACCGTGAGCAGTAAGTGGGCGAAGGGCACTGGCGGCCCGTCCGGTGATGAGTGCCAGAACCTCGTCCTCGAAGACACACACACACACACAACGATCTCGACGTTGCAGGGCGGCGGGAAACGCGGCTACCGGATCGACGCGGAATCAGCAGCGGGCGGTCACCTCATCGTTGCGAGAGGTGGTGGCTGCGTTGACCGCTGACGGTGTCGGCACTTGCGGTGCCGACGACAACCAAGCCCAAGCCGGCCATCTCATCCCAACGGTAGCGGGGGGGGCGTGACTCACACCTTGACCCATGAAGGGCACGACGCATCTGAGGACGGCACCGGGCGTGGCACACCGATCATCGTGCAGCCGCAGCTTTACAGCATCATGCCGATGAATTCCGGCAAGGACTACAAAGCAAGGCAATGCGAGGTGACTCAACCGCTGATGACTGTCCCAGTAGGAGGTAACCAAGGCGGCGATTTTGTTGTTCAGCCTGACGAAACCGTGGTGCGCCGCCTCACCGAACTGGAATGCGAACGCCTCCAGGGCTACCCAGACGGCTGGACCGAAGGACAAACCGCCAGCGCCCGCTACCGGCAACTAGGCAACTCGGTGGCCGTGCCGTGCGTCGAATGGATCGCCCGCCGGCTCATCGCCACAGACAAGGAAATCAACCAGTGAACGCCGAATGGATGGACAACGCCGCCTGCACCGGGGAGAACGTCAACACGTTCTTCCCCGACACCCCGAACAGTCGCGCCGTCGCCGCGAAAGCTATATGCAAAACGTGCCCGGTGATCAACGACTGCTTGCAGCACGCTTTGGAGAACTACGAGCAAGGCGTCTGGGGTGGCACGACCGACAACCAGCGCCGGCACCTACGCCGCAGTCTTGGAATCGAACGGCCCAAGGTGCGCCCCGAATGCGGGACGACCGCGGCGTACGCGGCGCACACACGGTTCGGGGAACCGCCGTGCGCGTTGTGCCGCAAAGCAAACGCCGTGGTTCGGGCTAAGTACCGGGAGAACCTCAGATTGAAGGCGTTGTGATGTGCGTGTGTGGGCACCCCGCCCACCACCACGTCCAGGGGTATTGCGTGACCGTGACGGTTACCGGGCCTGCCAGTGAAGTGCATGGGGATCGCACCGAAACGATGTGCGACTGCGAACTCCTTCTCCCGGCGGTGACCGATGTGCCGTGACTGCCACCACCCCCGCCACTTTCATCTCCTGGGCTTCGGGAAATGCAACCACCCCATCGGCACCGTCTGGTTGTGCGGATGCCTCCACTACGAAAACGGTGACCAGTGACCAACCCATTCGATTGCACCTGCGGGCACCCCGTCAACAAACACCGCGAAAAAGTGTGGCCTAGGTTCACACCCCGCTGCGGCGAATGCGACTGCCAAGCATACGAACCGCTCTACAAGGCGGTGAAGCAGTGAAGTACATCTGCCCGGTCTGCGCCCGCGGCGTCAAAACCAACCGTGGCGGCGTCAACATCGCTTACCACCGCGACAAAGCCAACCGGCCCTGCCCCACATCCGGTTACCCGATCCGTATCACCATCAACGAACTGTTAGGACTCTGAGTGACCGACCTCGCCGCCATCGGCCAAGAAGCAATACAAGTAGATAAAGCCGAACCCGACGACCTCCAACTGTGGTCGGTCACCACCATCATCGGCGCCCTGGATAAGCCCGCCCTGTTGTACTGGGCGGCTCAACAAACCGCCGACGCCGCCATCGACAACGCCGCGACGTGGCAGGCGATGGTCGAAGACCGTGGCAGGGAAGAAGCGGCGAAGTGGCTGCGGGACGCAAGGTTCCGCTCCCCGCGCACCCGGCTGTCCGCTGCGGATCTCGGCACCGTCGCGCACACCGTGTGCGAAACGTATGCCCTCACCGGGGTGAAGCCGGACGCCGATTTCATCGCCAACGAAGTCGAGTTAAAAGGCGGGCGGGAACTCGACGTAAACACCGAATCCGCGGTCGTGCAGCAGATGCTGAACCAGTTCGACGGGTGGCTCCAACGCTTCACACCGTCCTACCAAGCCACAGAAATGGCCGTCTATTCCACGACGTTCGGGTACGCCGGCCAGTGCGATGCGCTGCTGACCATCGACGGGGTGCGGTTCATCACCGACTACAAAACGAGCCGCGACACCTACGACTCCCGCGGCAAGTTGAAACTCCCGTACCCAGAGCAAGTGGCGCTCCAGTTAGCTGCGTATCGGTACGCCGAACACGCCGCAGTGTGGCGCCCACGACGGTTCGAAAAGTTTCGGCGCCGCTACTACCTTCTCTCACCCGAAGAGCAAGCCCTGGCCGTGCCCGTGCCCGAAGTCGACACCGGCCTCGTCATCAAACTCACCCCAGAGTCCTGCGAGGCGTACCCCATCCGCTGCGACCAAGACGTACACAACGCCTTCCTGTACGTCCTCGAAGCGTTCCGGTGGACCCAGGAGACATCCAAAACAGTTATGCGGCAACCACTGCAAAGCAAAACAGAGTGACAGCCAATGAGATGTCCCTCTTCGACGTGGAAAACCTCGAGGAGATGCCAAAGGTGCGCGACATGACCGTCGGACCCGTATCAACCTCCGATGTTCAAGAGTTCGCACGCCGCTACCACTACACCGAAACCGGCGGCAACATGACCTGGAGGTGGGGACTCTGGCATGGACCCGTCCTACACGGTGTCGTCGCCTACAACCTGCCAACCCGCAGCGCATGCGAATCAGTCTTCGGCGCCGAACACGGTCCCGACAAAGTCTGGCACATGGGACGACTCATCCTTTCCGAAAACTCCCCGCGTAACAGCGAGTCCAGGCTCATCGGCGGCTCACTACGCGCCATCGAAAGCAACTACCCCGACGTGTGGGGAGTCCTTACCTACGCCGCAACCGACGTAGGACACATCGGCTACGTCTACCAAGCCACCAACGCCATCTACACCGGACCCAGTTCAACCGAATACTTCTACATCGACCCGGCCGGCGCTCGCCGCAGTAGCTACCTCGGTGGCAGCAGGGTGAAAGCAGACCGTGCCGAATCAATGGGATGGAGCCGCCGCGACGGCATGCCTAAGCACCGCTACCTATACGTCCTTGGAAACAAAGCCGAACGCCGGCACCGCATGAACCTTATGCGGCTACCGATCCTGCCCTACCCAAAAAAGACTGGCGGGGACGCCATCGCCACGAAGCAAACAACGTCCCCGCCACCTGACAGCACCACACAAGGAGGCACCGCCAATGAACAACTCTACAGCCCCAACGCTGCCAACCAAGACGAAACGGTTCTACCAATCAGTGGCATGTCCACACTGCGCGGGGACCGTGTCGACTGAAGAACCGTGGAAAACCTGGATCAGAAACCACCCGAAACTCGACAGTCAGGAACACGGCATATCAGTCATGGACACCGATTTGATTGTCCACAAATTCGGTCGGCGCCGCGGCCTAATCCGCGGGTGGGACCGCGACGTTCAATACCTGATGAAAGTCGAAGTCAAAACCCAAGGCGCAGCAGTCGGTCCAGCGCAACGCGACACAATCAACGCCGTCGACAACCTTCTGCGAACCAAACCGTGGAAAGAACACCGAATCGACGGCAAGCTCATTCCCGGCCACCCGCAGAACATTCGGAATGTGGTTTCTAGCATCGCCGGCCGCGAGGTCCGCATCATCTGCCACGGCGTCCACGTCCTCCGCATGAGTGGCCCCACACCAGGAACCAGTGACTGGTTGCGCTGGGACGAACGGTTGATCACAGCGGAGCAGTTGGTTCAACTTTTCCGCTACGAACTCGACCCCGACTCCTTGCGTGTCATGGAACACCGCGAACACAAAAAGATCAGCGACCAACACCCTCTATTTGGAATGGAAGAAATGCAATGACAATTCTCGACCTACAACGCCGCATCGCGGAAGTCGGACGCATCCGTATCGGCCAGCAAGTCGCCGGGAACAACGGCAGGAAACGACCGGAGAAACTCACCACCTTCCGGCTGACCTCCAGCGACCGCACCCGCATCGACCAGGCCGCGCAACTCTACGGCGGCACCGTCGCACAGTGGGACGCACCGGCAGGTAAGCAATGGGAGGTTGTGACCGACTCCGACAGCCTGAACGTCATTGTGCCGCCGTCAGACATGTGCTTCTCCCAAGCGTATGAACTGTGGTCCGGTGGTGGGTGCGCCCGCCGCTGCGACGGCTACAACGAATCCATCACCCAAGGCCCGTGCTTATGCGACCCAGAGAAGCGTGAGTGCAACATCCACACCCGGCTATCGGTGATGCTGGCCGACGTTCCCGGCCTAGGGGTGTGGCGCCTCGACACCAGCGGGTACAACGCCGCCGTCGAACTCCAAGGTGCGGTGAGTGCCATCCAGATGGCTGCCAGCCGCGGACAAATGCTCCCCGCACGGCTGCGCCTGGATCAGCGGATGTCGAAACGGTTAGGGGAGGGCACGAGACGGTTCGCCGTCCCTGTGCTGGACGTAGAGATCTCGCCGGCACAACTCCTAGGTGGGTCAGCACCCCAGCCGCAGCCGATCCTGGTCGAGCAAGGAACCGGCCGCGTCCTCGACAACCCTGAGCGTCCCGCGCTCACCCCGGTCCCCGACACCGTCGTGGAACACCCCGTCGCGTCCATCGCAGACCAAGCCGCACCCATCGATGACAAACCCAAACGGCGGTCGACTACCCCTGCGGTTCCGAAGACGGGGATCGCCCCTAGGACGGTCGCGCAAGCCGCCGCCGACGCCGTCGAGGAACCCGAACCCGTCGAGGAAACCCCCACGGTCGAACTCATCACCGACGCGCAACTCAAAAAGCTCCACGCTGCCTTCAATGACAAACGATTCACAGATCGCGAATCGCGGCAGGCTTTTACCTCGACCGCCATCGGACGCACCATCGGCAGTTCCAAAGAACTGACGAAAGACGAAGCATCCAAAGTCATCGACATCCTCGACAGCGGGGCATAAATGGGCCTTCCTTGGGTCCGTTTGGACACACAGTTCGCCACCAACCCGAAGGTCGTCGGACTCTGCATAGACAACCGATACCGGGCCGCGTTCGTGTACGTCACCGCCCTCGCCTACGCCGGCGCGCACGGCACAGACGGCTACATCCCCGAACACTGCTTGTTCCTTCTGCACGCCACGAAAAAGGAAGCGCAAACGCTGGTAGAGGCAGGTTTATGGGACGTGGCTGCCGGTGGTTGGGACATCCACGGGTGGGACGAATTCCAAGTGTCTGACGACGCCTCGAAGAAGCGTCGGGAGCGCGCCCAGAAGGGCGGCAGGGCCAGCGCCCAGGCCCGTGCGGCGAAGGCTTTAGAGAAGGAGGAAGACCTCTTTTAGTTCAACTCCAAGTTCAACTACCAAGTTCAACTCCAAGTTCAACTAAGCGGTTCAACTAAGCGGTTCAACTACTAAGCGCGAACACGTACGGACGGACGGACTAACGAAGAATCTTTTGTCACCTTTTAGAGAAATACTTACGTAAGTAACGTGCGCGAGAAAACCCAAAAAAATCATCCTTGAAAGGGAAAAAATGACCAAGATCGCCATCGTCGGGAACCTCACCGCCGACCCCGAACTGAAGTTCATCCAGTCCGGTGCCGCCGTCGCATCGTTCACAATCGCGGACACCCCCCGCGTCTACGACAAGTCCAGTGGCGAATTCAAAGACGGCGAAACCACCTTCTGGCGTTGCTCCCTGTGGCGTGAGCCGGGTGAGAACGCCGCCGAATCGTTGACCCGCGGCACCAGGGTCGTCGCCATCGGAGAAACCAAAACCCGGTCGTACGAAGCCAACGGCGAAAAGCGTTCGGTCGTTGAGGTCACGGTCGAGGAGATCGGGCCGTCGTTGCGGTACGCGACCGCCCAGGTGACCAAAACCAACCGGGGCGGCGCCAAGCCGACTGGGGTGTGGCCGGAAAGCAACACCGACGAAGCGCCGTTCTGACCGTGCCGACACCGATGGACGACCTACACGCCGCCGCCGTCACCATCCCCTGCGCCGACTGCCACGCGGTCATCGGGGAGCTGTGCCGGAACAAACGCCACGGCGGCACAACGATCATCCCGCACCCGAAACGGCTACGGGACGCAGAGGAGGTGCCGTTCTAGGTGCCTGAGAGCCACGCTGAGCCACGAACACCGCCCACCCGGTGTCACCGCACCCAAGACCGCGCCCACCGACGTAAGAACTGCGTCGACTGCGCCACCGAAGGAATCACCACCCGACGCAAAGCCCCGTACCCAGGCCCACGCTGCACCACCCACCACAGAGCCAAACGCACCGTCCGCAAAGCAGGCGCCCAAGAGGCCCGTTGGGCGAAGGTCTACGGGATCTCGTCCGACGAATACTGGGCGATCCACAGGTTCCAATTCGGGTCGTGCGCCATATGCCAACGCGCCACCGGCACCACCAAACGCCTGTCCGTCGACCACTGCCACAAAACCGGTGTCGTCCGCGGCCTCCTCTGCACCACCTGTAACCGCAACGTCCTCGGGCACCTCCGCGACAACACCGACGCCCTCCAACGAGCCATCGACTACCTACAGCACCCGCCGGCGATCTACGCCATCGGAGAAAGGACGGTTCCCGGCCATGAATGAAGACGACATGATCCTGCTCGAACTCACACTCAAACGGTTCATCACCGCAGACGGCCAAATGAACTGGCTGATGGAAACACCCCCAAAGTATTCGCCTTTAGACGCAATCGGCCTACTCGTATGCGGCATCTTGAAAATCAATGACGAAATGTCTCTCGCACAACGAAGAAGAGACGACCAGTGAACCGCTGGAAAATCATCAAACGCAACAACCAGTGGCGGGTCTACGACCGCGACCTCTGGCACGAAACGCACGACACGTTGGTCGACGCGCACACCGCCGCCACCCAGCTAGCCGTCACCACGATGTGCTTCGAACCCGGCGGCCTCACCATCCTCAAATACCTACGAGCCGGGGAAGCGTTGGCGAACTGGGAAATGGAACTGATCCTCGCGCACAAGGCAGTTTCATGAGGCGCCAGATTTACAACGTCGCAGCCACATGGTTCTGCCTAGGCGTACTCGCCGGAACTATCTTCGGGGCCGCCGCATGCCAACCCCAAACAACCACCCTGGAAAGGACATACCAGTGATAGGTTTCCTCGCCCTCGCAGGCGCACTCATCCTCGCCGGCGTAGCAACATTCGGATACTTCGGCGGGTACTGGTACCAGTACTGGGTACAAGTGCGACAGACCGCTAAAGCACCTGAGCGGAAGCACTACCGGGAGCCACGTTCTGCGGAAAAGTTGGGGCTTACGGGTGACGGCGAATGAGTGACCTCCGCACCCGCATCGCCTACGCGATAGCTCAAGCTGACGGCGACGAACCGGGCATGGAACCAGCGTCGTGCGATTACGAAATGGCCGACGCGGTGATCACCGAACTCAACCTCGACAAACAGTTCGGCTGCCCCGTCGCCGGCCACCACTCCTGCCGCTGCTCCCACCGCTACACCACACCCTGGAAAGACAACGATGACTGACCCGGCGATCACCGCAGCCTCAGACCAAGCCCACGCCGAAGCCGAACACACGCTTGATGAACTCATCGAATGGTGGGCCGAAAACCGTGGCACACACACACTCAGCCGCTCCGACCAAGTCGCCGTACTCACCCACATCCTCGGCAGCCCCATGTGCCTAGGGGCGCTGCTGGCTACCGCTATCAACCGACTCGCAGACAAGGACACACCATGAACAGGTTCACCTGCCGCCACTGCAACAAAGAAACCACCGAACCAACAGCGTGGTGGCGCATCACCAGCCCCTGGCCCCGCTGCTGCGGCAGCGACATGCGATGGAATTTGTTCATTCGGTTCGATGACAAAGACAACACCCATGAGTGACCTCAAGCCCGGTGACACCGTCACCGTCACCTTCCAAGACGAAGACCACCCCGGCGTCATCGAAAACATCCACCACGGCTGGATCTACGCCCGCATCACCATCGACCCCGAACTCGACTACGGAAAAATCACCGCCAGATTGGCGCCACAATCCACCGTCTGCGTCCGGCAGAACAACATCCGAAAAGGCGACCAGTGACAGACGGCAACATCCAGGTGGCACGCGAAAAGCTCACCCACTCCATCACCCGGCTCACCGCACCCAGACCCGCCATCCACGGCACCACCACCCTCTACCAACCCAGCCTCTACCAATCCCTGACCCAAGACCTCGCAGGCACCCAAGGCGACGGCCACGCACCACCCAAATCCATGCCACCCCTCTGGATCGACGCCGCCGACCTACTCACCCGCATGGACTCACAAACCTACAAATGGGTACCCAAACGAGGCACCACACCCCAACGCCTCGAAATCCTGGGATCACATTCTTGGCGGCCGCAAGACACCGACCACGTCAACAAAATCGCCAACACCGTCGAAACATGGTGCGACAACATCCAAGGCTTACTCGACCCCAAAGGCTCAAAACACATCGCAGCACCCTGCCCCGCGTGCGGGCAACAGAACATCAAAACTAAAGATTCCGGTGGAGACATGGTGCGCCGGCCAGTACTCAAAATCACGGCCGACACCGGCTGCACATGCCAAGCATGCAACACATTCTGGGCGCCCAACCAATTCATAGCTTTATCGAAACAACTAGGCTTCCTACCAGCCAATGTCCTCGAATAAAATAAATTGCTCAAACCTCTACCAAATGCGACACAAAACTGCTAAGGTCTTTGGCGTGGCACAATTGTGCCCAAAGCCCCGACACCACCCCCCTGGTGTACGGGGTTTTCTTATACCTGCACCTGAAGGGGAACCCGTGGCAATGGCGACCCAACAAACCAAAACTCAAAGCGTCGAAACCGGAAGCCACACCTCCCCCCAGGTCGCAGCAATCAAAGCTTTACAAGAATCACGAAAGCACCGGCATCATCCAGATTGCCGGTGCTTCCGATACCAAGGCTTGTACTGCACACCCGCTGACTGCGTGTGGCAAAACGCGATCAACCGCGAGCTTTCAAACCTTTCGTTGCCAGCGGTTCGGGCATAACGTCGGGTAGGCGCCAAATCTTGCGGCCCTCATCACTGAGGTGGGTGTGCTGGTTGACGCGGATCAACAGATCCCCGTCCGACTCAACCCTTTGCCGGTACGCGAACCCGCCCTCAGAGATCCCTTCAGACGGCGGCAACCCAGGATCAAACTCCACCACCTGGTCGTTCAACCGCTCGTAAAAGCCCTTCAGCAAGTTGAGCTTCACAAAACCCATACCAGCACCCTGAGTCGCCCAAAACTCCCCATGATCCCTCAAACGCCGACACACAGCCTGCTGACCCAACACCGTAGGCACCACAAACGGCCACGACTCCAACACCTTCTGCCGCGGCGACAACACACCCCCGTACTTCCGGACGTGATACGACACCGCCTGCGGAGTCACCCCGAACAACCGGGCGATCTCGGACTGATTCAAACCTTGCCGCTTCAACCCTTCGATCACGGCCAAAGTCAGTTCCTGCTTCTCCATAACCCCAAGCCTAACAGTTTCAAACCTTTGGTAGAAGGAATCAAACCTTTTCCCAAAACGAACCAAGCCTTTATAGATCAAGCCTTTCCAAAACGAATCAAGCCTTTCCCCCCTTTAAGATCTGGAAGCACACAGAGTTCGGCAAATACGTCGGAACCCAACCGGCCGCAGTCACATACCCCAGACTCTCAAGCGCCGACTCCCACGGCAACTCCAGCATGTCCGACTGATCAGTCCAGTCGGCAGGGAACTCCAGCGGCATGTCGACCACAACGTCAACAAACTCGCGGTAGTCGCCGTCAGGCTCGAACTCCTCAACCTGAATGATCAGGCCGGGTTCGCCGGCGTTCCAGATGCCGACCTCGCACCACAACCGTGTTTCAGTGTTCATTGCCATTTTTCTCAACTTTCTGTGTGTGTGAGTGTTAAAGTGTGATGAGTGACAGGGTTCAAGGGTCAAGAGGTTCAAGGAGCCGTTGCGATTTGCGAAACCCGAATCGCGAAACCGCATTCCGGAAAACCGAATCGCGAATCTGAAATCGCGAATTTCGTTTCCGGAAACCAAACTCCGGAATCTGAATTTCGGTATTCAAACTCCGGAATTTCAATTCATGAACTAGACTTCCGGTATCCCGGTGGGTCCGGATCTGATCCGATACCGACACCGCCGGCCGATACCCGCGACCGCGACCAGGACACCGCCGGACACCGCGCGCCGTCACGACGACACCGCGCGCCGGTACCGACCGGGCGCCCGACACCGCGACCGGGCGCCGGCGATAGTGACACCGCCGGCGCCGACCGCCGGACACTAGCGGCCGCCCATAACGCGCGACACCGCGACCGCCGGAAACACGCGTTCATTCCACACCGCGCGACACAATCCCGCGGGTAGCTGGTCGGCGCGACACAATCCGGCGCCACAATCCCAGTACCGACCGGGCAGCACACCCTGGTCGTTGCGGGCGCCACATATTCGATTGCCATCGGTGCGACAATCCCATTGCGGGCTATCCTCCGGCACCGTAGCGGCCGCCACGGGCGCCGATAGGGTACACAGTGCGACGACCGCTAGAACGGCGCCCACGACGGCGCTAGCGCGCGTCACAGGACACCGCTAGCGGTGTCGGTAGCGGCCGTGGCGCCCGTGCAATACGGGCGGCATACTTCGCCGGAATCGGCGCCACAATCGTCGCAAGCAACCCTTGCGAGATCCGACGACATATAGCGCGCCGGCACAAAATTAGTCCGGTCGGAATAGTCGACATCATCCCATTGCACGGCGTAGACCAAACGCGCGCGTTTGGTCTGGTGCCGGTCGATACCGACGACCGTACCGACCGCGCCGGTATCGGGCATGCCGGACGGGTACACACGGTAATTCACGCGTGAACCTACCTGGTAGCGCATGGATTGTTCCTAACTGTTAGTTGGGGATAGCGGATACTGACACCGCATGCCGGCCGCCGGCGCCCTGGAACGGCGCCGACGACCGATAAACCGTGTCAGACCGACTGCGCCGACCGAATGAACCCGGCCGTGTTGTCCCGTTTCCAAGCGTGTCCCTTGGCGCGCAATCCAACTATGACCCCGCGCGGGTCGTTCCGGCGCTCGTCGGACTCATCGCCGTCAATCACGGGATACCCGCGCCACGTTGTCGGCAACGCGCGACCGCGCGCCGTATCAAAAGGCATCGCCACGTTATTGCCCGACGCCAGAATCCCGACCAGGTAATTATCGGAAGTATGCGCGCGTTCTTTTGCGCTATAGGTCAGGTGATAATCGGCCGATGGCGCCCGGTCGGACGGGCGCCACGCCGTGTAATCGTAAAGCTGGACGCCGGCGCGCGCCAACGCCGTAACCATGTCCGGCGCGACCAGCTCCCAACGAATATCTGACGTGACGTTAAGCCGGAGGTTAATCCGGTCGTTACGGCGCAGAGCAGACCGGATCTCGGCGCCGATAATCAAGCCGGCCGCCCACGGTTGCGACAGTAGGAACGCCGTCCGCACGGCTTGCGCGCGTTGCTGGTCGGGCATGCCCGACTGACCGGAATCGCTAAGGCATGCCGCGGCGCAACCGCCGGACGCTAACGGGCATATGTTGATAGCGCCCGTGAGATTGAATGCCGCGCGGATATCTTCCAGCGCCGGCGCCATGAGCTTGCGTTCGGGCGCCAACATAAGCCCGAACGACGCAAGCGTATTTTTACCGAGTTTGTACTGGGCGGCGCCTGAGGTGAGTATCTTCGCTGGCTTACGGGCGTAACCTACCCGCGACCGTAGTTCGGCTTGTAGATCTCGGGCGGCCGCGACCGCTGCCCGGTCGGCGCGCGTTGCTTGCGTCATTCCGACCAGGACGGCGGCGCCGAAGTTGTCGCGCCGGAGGATTAATTCCGGGCGTGTTAGACCGCGCGGGTAGGTCGCGGTCGCGGTCGTGGTCAGGGTTAAGGCGATTGTCATGGGATCTCTTTCTCTGGGGTTAACAGTTTCAAGCATCTACCGGCGGTAGAACAACGGGCGCCGGAATACCGGCGCCCGAAGTACTCACGTCAGGCGATACCGACCGACCAGTAACGGATACCCGCGCGCGACATCGAATCGGCAACCAACGGCGCCCGGTCGCGGAAGATATCCGGCGTTACCGAAGTGCCCAGTGCCATAACGAACACGCGGTCGGCGTCGTAAAGCACAATCGACTTCCGGACATCACAATCCGCGCGATTGACCAGGTCTGCGTTAATCCACTGGATCATGACGCCGCGATTCAGATTGTTCCGGATCATGTCGGTGATGTCGTCGCCGGCGACGAGCTTGGTAAGTGTTGCTTGCTTGCTTGCCATCGTTCTATTTCCTAACTGTTAGGTGAGACGTTCTAGCGGGCGCTAGAACGGTAGGTTTCGTGGTCGGACATATCGTCCTCACACATTGCAATAGCCCTATCGCTAGCGTCCCGAATGATGATCGTGTAGCCGACAGATTCAAGTATCCGCGCGTGGATACCGGCGTCGACACGGTCTGCGTAGGTGAACACGGTCGGATGGCCGACCGCGCGAACTGTGTATTTACTCATGACGTAGACCATACACATAACGGCTAACAGTTACAAGCACTAG